GGGTCAGATGCAGACGATGAAGTCAAGGTCAAATTTGCAGACTCGGCAGCGAATGACATCAACACACTTTCGGGTGCGGTTCAAATGCTGGTTGCAGCGAACTCCCTGTCCTTGCAGGCAAGGGTTGAGATGTTGCACCCCGACTGGACGATGAAGCAGATTGACGAAGAAATAAAACGCTTGCAATCCGTGGAGCTGATACCTCTCATGGACAAGGGGCTTGTATCCAAGGTTGAGGTTAGGGCTGCATACATGGACGAAACCGAAGAAGAAGCGCGTGTGGCCTTGGAACAGATACAGCAAGAGGCTATGGGCCAGCAATTACAGATGATGCAAATGACGGCACAGGTACAGGCAGAAGCTAAGGCAATGGAAGCCATGGCTACAGGGACAGCCTCAGAAGCCCCAGAAACGCCCGTACAGCCGCCTAAGGCAAAAGCCGAAGAAGAACCCACGGAAACATAAAAAGCCGCCCGTAAGGGCGGTTATGTGGGCGTGAAGGTGAAGTCGCCGTTGCGCTTGATGGTCAGCATGCCGTCACGACGCTTGGTGCCGTCAAAGTAAACGGCCTTATAGTTGACGGACTGTGCCTGTTCGTAGCTGAAATACTTAGCCAGCCTGTACACGTCGCCGAAACCGAATTCACAGAATCCAGCGTCTGTGTCTTTGTAGATCGTCAACGCCTTGAAGGTGTCGGCAAGGTTGAGAATGCGGCGAATTGCGAGATTTGTCATGGTGATTACCTCCTTGCGTTTCAACCCGTCTGCGCGACCCCCGCACTCACTGTTCATCAGCGGGGTTTTCACTGCCGCGCTCCTTGGGGTTGTCCCTTGAACTGAGAACAGTATACAACACAAGAGTAGAAAAGTCAAGCTAAGAGTTGACTAAATAAAACCCGGCTGCTGAATATGGTGCGGCAACCGATAATAAACTCCTGAACCCGCCCCATGGCGTCGGAAACGGCCCTGTCGGCGGGTTTAGCATTGGAATTGAAGAAGTATAGGCCGCGAAGCAAAACGGCCTATATGGGCCTTTACGGCCCTTAAACAGCATGATGAGATTTCAGCGTCCACGTGGCGCTTTAATCATATAAAAATTGACCGAAATGTCGATAAACTACATAGCCCGTGCAGAAAGGCACTGCGTGAACAAACTGAAGGGTAGAAAGGAATGGTTCAAATGACCAGGAACGACATCAAGGCGCTTTTTCCCGAAGCGACCAAAGAAGCAATCGACCAACTGCTCGACATTAACTCGTCCGACATTGGCAAGGCTATGAACAAAAGTCAGACGGCGCAAGACCAGCTTGAAAACAAGATTACTGCGCTGAATGAGCAGGTTACAAGCCTTACAGATCAGGTTAAGACCCTGACCGAAGACGTGTCCCAAAAGGACAAGGCAATCAAGACGCTTACAGGCGAAAAAGAAACCGCCGTAAATGACCTGAAAGCCCAGTACGAAGTGGACAAGAAAGCCATGATGGACAAGCATACGGGTGAGCTCAATGCTCTGAATGAGCAGCTTAAGGCAGCGCAGGACAGGGCGACTGTGGCCGATACGCTGACTGAACGAGTGTCCCAGCTTACAAAGGACATTGCAGATCGGGATGCGACAATTGCGAACAACACCAAACAGTATCTCGTCAGGGATGCCCTGCGGGGGATGCATGCCAAAAACGTGGATGTCCTCCTGCCTCTTTTGAAACTTGACCAGATCACCGTCAAGGATGACAACACGCTCGAAGGGTTTGAGGAACAGATGAAGCCCATACAGGAAAGGGATGCTTATCTGTTTGATACAAACACGGGCACACAACGTGCGGGTTCTACCGGTTCCCCGGACGTGGGTGACGGCAGCAATCCGACATCGGCAGTAAATCAGGCAATCCGGCAGCTTGCCGGGGTTGTCTAAGGCAAATGCAAGATCAAAATAGGAGATGAATATTATGGCTTTGAACATGATTACTCGTTCCAACGCTGAGGCTCTTATTCCCCAGCAGATTTCTGATGAAATCATTCAGGCTCTTCCCACCACATCTATCGCGCTGCGTCTGATGCGGCCTATGCCCCGGATGACCAGCAAGCAGACCAAGATTCCCGTGATGACTGGTCTGGCGACTGCGGGCTTTGTTACCGGCGACTCTGGTCAGAAGCCCACCACCAACCTGACTTGGGAAAACGTGTTCATCACAGCCGAAGAACTGGCTGTGATGGTTCCCATTCCCGAAGCCGTGCTGGCTGATTCCAGCTATGACATTTGGGCCGAAGCGCGTCCCCGTATCGTTGAGGCGCTGGGTAAGGCCATCGACCAGGCTGTGTTCTTCGGCACTAACAAGCCGACCTCTTGGCCTGCCGGTTTGGTTCCGGGCGCTGCTGCCGCTAACAACGTCGTAACCCATGATGCTTCCGGCACTGGCGCTGACCTGTACACTGAGGTTCTTGGTGAGAGTGGTGTGCTTGCCAAGATTGAAGAACAGGGCATCAGCCCCAACGGCTTTGTCGGTGCTCTGGCTATGCGCGCGAAGTTGCGTGGTGCGCTGGATAACAACGGTCAGCCCATCTTCCGGGCGTCCTATTCCAACGACGTCAATGGCCGCATGACCTATGACATCGAGGGTATGCCCATCATCTTCCCCGACAATGGCTCTTGGGATGCGTCCGCGAACGGTGCGCTGCTGCTGGCTGGCGACTTCGACTATGCCCGGTATGCTATCCGTCAGGATATCACCTTCAAGATTTTCGATCAGGGTGTTATCACCAACGGCGAGGGCGGCGTAGCCCTGTCCCTGATGGAAAATGACTGCGTTGCGATGCGTGCTGTTATCCGTCTTGGTTGGCAGTTGCCGAAGCCCGTCAATCCCATCAGCGGCGTGAACTACTTCCCCTTCTCCATCCTGCGCGTGGGGGAATAACGGCCAATACTAAGCTGTCGAGCCTTACTATTGGCGCATTAACACTTAGCCCGACATTCGACGCTGATGTGACTGAGTACACGGTCACTACCAGCAACAATTCCAACAAGGTTACAGCGGTAGCGGCTGATGAAAATGCCACCATTGAGATCAGCAAGGGCATAGTCACCATCGAGAACGGCTCACAGGCCACATGGGATGTTGGCGAAAACGTGCTGACAGTCAAGGTGACAAACGGCAGTGCAAGCAGGACGTACACCGTTACGGTAACCAAGGAATAACGGGGTGATACAATGGCGCAATACCTGACTTATGACGAGTATGTCCAATACGGCGGTACGATGGATGAATCCGAGTTTCCCGTTGCCGAGTTCATGGCGCGTAGCCGAATAGACTGGATTACCTTGGGACGCGTGCAAAGCATGGCAGTTGTCCCGGAAGAAGTCAAGCTGGCAATGATGGTGATAATGAAGGTCGATTCTAAGTATTCCGTTTATTCACGCGAGGGAAGCGCCCTTGTATCATCTTTCTCCACAGATGGATATTCAGAATCATACGGCAGTGCTTCCGAACAGGTTGATCTTGCCTACAGGCAGGTAAATCAGGAAGTAACGAAGATGCTGTTTGGTGTACTGGATGATTACGGCACTCCTTTGATTTATCGGGGGGTGCCGTAATGAAGCTATGCAGCGATACCATAACTGTGTTCAATAAGCGGGTTGAAAACCATGAACACGTGTTCTATCCGACCGTGATAGACGGTGTTTCATGGTGGGGACATGTGTCCACAAGCGTAGGCGACAAGGGATTGAACGCGGCGAACAGCATTACGGTGAGAATCCCGGTAGATGCTGATTTTAGCGGGAAATCCTACGTCGCCCCGAAGGAATATGCGAATGCTTCAACGGCAGACGGCATATTTACACTTGCGAATGGCGACATCATTATCAAAGGCACGGTTGTGCTTGCTCCTTTGAAACCTGCTGAATTAAAGGCTCAATTCTCAGACTTTATGACGGTGCTGGGCGTGACCGACAACAGGCGCGCACCGAACGCGCCGCATTTCAGGGTGGTGGGCGGCTGATGCTTGACGTGAGAATGCACATTGAAGGGGATATAACCCCAGAAGGAATGCTGCGTCAGTTTGGCTTGGAAGACCACGGACGGGTACAACAGGCCATAGACCGGGCGACAATCGAATACATGGAAAAATATTGGGCCTATGACACGGGGCGATTAGCTACCAGTGCATGGGCATCTGATATTGGCAGTGGGGTGATTATTTATGATACACCGTATGCACATGAAATGTATTATGGCGTCCGAGATAATGGACAGCCCGTCAATTACCACCATGACAAAAACCCGTTGGCTGGGCCTTTCCCGTTTGAACGCATGATGGCAGACCACTACAATGACATACTTGAGGAGGCGATACGAGTTGCCGGAAGTAAATAACGCTGAACGCTTGCGTACATGGCTGCTCGGTTGCCCAAGTATGCAGGCTGCGGCTTATTTTGGGGCTGATTATCTTGGTGAAAACGCTACTGAATACGCAGTTATATCCGTACCGTCAAACCTGAGATACCGTGAAAATATCCTTGGCAAAATGGTTCTGCGCGAAAGTCAAGAGCAGAACTTTATTTTTGCAGCGAAAGTACCGTATGGTTCAGATGTTCAACAGAATTTGGATAATCTCGGATTCTTTCAGGATGTTGCTACGTGGATTCAGGAGCAAAGCAGGATGGGCAATCTGCCTGAATGGGATGGTGGAACGGTCACGGCTGTCAGTGTTAGCAGCACGGGCGCTCCTATGCAGACAGGCAGCGATGCAGCAAGATATCAGTTTCAAATCAAAGTAATCTACAAAATTCATTAGAAAGGATGATAAAACATGGCTGAGATCGTCGGAAAGATTGAGCGAAAATACATGGGCCATTTCCTCGATACTGCTTTCATTCCTGACAAAAATAGCACTGCGACACCTTCTTGGTATCGCATCGGTGAGGATTTGGAGGAATACAATGTCGAGCTGAACCCCGATACCGAGGTTGTCAAGAATATTCTTGGCAACACCAAGTTCAACCACAACGGCTATGAGCCGTCTGCTGACGCTGACCCGTTCTATGCGCGTGTTGGCGACCCGCTGTTCGCCAAGTTGCAGGATATCGTTGACAATCGCCATCAGGGCGACCAGTGCAAGACTTCCGCGCTTGAAGTGCATCTGTGGGAAAACCCCAGCGGTTCCACTACGTCCTATGTGGCGTACCGGCAGTTCTGCTACTGCGTGCCCTCTTCCTACGGCGGGGACACTTCTGGATATCAGATTCCGTTCACCGTCAATTATGTCGGTGATCGTATCAAGGGCACTTTCACCCCGAATGGCAGCGGTGGCGGCACGTTCGAAGCGGACAGTCTGTAAACACGATAAAAGGTGGCTGATATACAATGAGCGGTAAGATCGAAAGAAAA